TAGTGATGCCCAAGTTAGAGAAAGAAACTTTAGTTGGTAAATTTAAGGGCATTTTTGACAATAAGCCCTTGCACGCCAAGGAGAAACCAGACGAGATAGACGATCATATTAAAACGCACATGAGTTCTGATGGCAACACTTCTTCTATAGTCAGGAAATTGCTGGCTACAAATGTAGTTAAATGTAGATTTGATGGAAATGGCACACACGCAATGGTTGTTAAGGGCAGACACTTGCTCATAAACAACCATTTTGTAGAGGGTTTGGACACTATTGACGTTGCTGGATTACTTGATACTCTTGTTTACAAAACGCACAAAATTGTCAAAATTGTTCCAATTGAAAGAAAGGGAACAACAACCGATTTCAGCATCATTGAATTAGATAAAGCTTTCACTGCACGACCTAATATAATCAAGCACTTCCCGGAGAAAAGCGAAATTGCTAATCTTCCGGGCCTTGTGGAGAATGGATATCTCAGAGTTGTCACCTCAACTCGTTTGGAATATAAGGGCAAGGACACACTCTTGCCTCTTATCGAAGCACTCACTGATCCAGAAGTGGTCACTAGAATCTCACCTTTTGATGATGCCAAGCAAAGGCAATATGAATTGATTGATGTTTTGAAAACTAGGGGCAACACAGCTCCTGGTATGTGTGGTTCACCAGTTGTACTCTACAACACACAAAGTAGGTTCAAGATACTTGCTGCACACGCGGCAGGTAGCAGAGGAGTTTCTTATGCACAATTGTTTACTCAAGCTGATTTTGACTGTATTGTTGATCTTGATGTCATTCCACCAAAAACCCATTCTGGGAGTCTTGTTGGTGTTTCAAATGTCTTGCACTATGGGATAAAGGAGGATGGGAGTTCTCACATGAAATCCAGTATCCGCCCTAGTCCCCTTTTTGGTCTTTTTCCTGTTAAGACCAAGCCTGCTGATCTTTCCAAAGATAGGGTTTTGCCCAATCTTCTCAAGGTAACTAAGCCTACTGTTTTCCTTAGTGATGTGGA